GCTGTATCCCCTGAGCGAGCAAGTCCTTAAGGACTGCAATCAGTACTGCAAGGAGGACACCGGCGCGCTGATCGCCTCCAGCCAGGCGCATTCCCGTCTGAAGGAAGGCGTGCTGATCTGGCGCACGCCCTACGCCCGCAGGCAGTACTTCGTCATCCGCACAGCCCGCACCGTCATCAATCCCGGGGCGCGCTGGCGCTGGGCGCACCATGCAAAGTCGGTCCACCTGGCGGACTGGCAGAAGCTCGCCCAGAAGCTCTACAACGGAGGGTAATGCCATGACTGACGCAATCATCACCCAGGCCGTGTCCGCCGTGATCGGCATGGCGGAGGAGCTCGGCCTGTACGCGCCGATCCGCCGGGGGCCTCTGGGCGCTGAGGCAGGCATCAGCATCGCGCTCTCCTCGGGCAGTCCGCCCGTTTACCACCTGGACAGGCGCTGCGAGGTTTGTCTGTCCCTGGTTCTCAACGCCAAGCACCGCGATATGCAGCTGGTTTCCAACACCCTGCACAGCATCCATGACAGCCTGTCCCGCGCCGAGGTGTATCCCTGCGCGGACGGCTGGCAGATCACTCACATCGTCACCGAAACCATGCCCGAGCTGATCGACAGAGAGCCGGGCGACATGTGGCTGTTTGCATCATCGCTCACGGTCACGCTCTATTACTGATTTGGAGGAAACCACCATGAATGAAATCGACAAGATCGCCAACCAGCTGACCGCCGTCGCCAGTTGGCTGCGCGCCGGCAAGGAAAACGAGAACATCCGCGCGGAGATGTATTCCGCTGCCGAAAAGACCTGCCGCGACCTGCTGGGCCGCATCGAGCAGCTCAATCAGGATGCATCCATCTGACGGAAAGGAGCCTGAAATATGCCTGATACCAACCAGTCCCCCACCCTGCATCCCGTCTGGAAGACGAAGCTGAGCGTGGATACCACGCCCACCGGCGCGTCCCCGACCTACGCCGTGCTGTGCGCTGGCATTGAGAACCTCGAGGAAGCCATCAACGAGCAGACCAAGCAGTACTTCTTCATGTGCGGCGAAGGCTTTGCTCACAACGAGGTGAACGGCATGGCGCCCACCTTCACCCTGAGCGGCCGTCGCGTGCGCGGTGACACCGCCCAGGACTACATCGACGCCCAGAAGTACGTCCCCGCCGAGGGCCGCAAGACCCGCGTCAAGCTGGAGATCAACTACATGGACGCCGACGGCAAGACGACCAAGACCGTCACCATCACCTGCCCCGCCACCATGACCGCCATCCACACCCTGGGCGGCGCGACCACCGACAACAGCCCCTTCAACGTCACCTTCGCCCTCAACGGCAAGCCTGAACTGGCAACCGCCTGATAACCCCCGGCACGAGGTATGAACTGCTTCGTGCCGCTTTTTTTGAAACTGGAGGTACCGATCCATGAAGATCCGCAGCAAGAACCGCTTTTCCGACACGCTGACCGTCGTCACCGGCGCGAAGTCCATGACGCTGACGGTGGACGTTGATCTGCAAACGCTTGCCCAGTCCATGCGCAAAGCCAAAGAGGTTTTGGCGGAAGCGCAGATGGCCGCCATGAAGGAACCCACCGAGGCCAACATGGCCGCCATGGGTCAGGCGCTGCGGAGCCTGGTGGTGTGCGTCTTCGGCGAGGAACAGGCAGAGAAGTGCATCGCCTTCTACGAGGACAAGCCCGAATCCATGCTGGAGGACCTGATGCCCTACATCCTGCGGCGGATCGCGCCCATGGCGGCGAGGGTGAGCGCCCAGCGCCGCAAAGAACTGGAGAAGCAGGCCCGCCAGAATGCGAGGCGGCGCAAGTGAGGCTCTACGAACAGCCCTGCGCCGCCGTTATCGTCGGGCGCAAGCGCTACAAGCTCCGGCTGACCTATGACCGGGTGCTCTTCGCCCTGGACGCCATGCAGGATCCGCTGCTCAATGACGCAGACCGGCTGCGCTTCATGCTGGGTCTGCTGATGAAGGGCCGCGTGCCGTCGTCCATCCGGGTGCAGACGCAGCTGCTGGAGGCCATCATGGCGGAGATCAACCAGCAGCGCAAAGCCCCGGACGGGCCGCCGGTGATGAGCCTCGTGCAGGACGCGCCGCTGATCCATGCCGCTTTTCGGCAGGCCTACGGCATCGATCTGCAGCGGATCGATCTGCCCTGGGAGACGTTCTGCGCGCTGCTGTCCGGGTTGCCGGAGGATACGCGCTTCTGCGAGGTGGTGTCCATCCGGGCGCGACCCGTTCCGCCGCCGGACAGGAACAACGGCAAGTACATCGAGGATCTGCTGAAGGCCAAGGCATCTGTGCCGCTGGAGATGACCCCCGAACAGCAGGAGGCGTCCTTCCAGCGCGGCCTGAACCAGCTGGCGCAGACGATGATCGCATGGGCTGAGCAATTCACGGAAAGGAGTGATCAGGCATGAGCGACGGCAAGGTCGTATTTGACATAACGGGCAATCTGTCGGGTATCAATTCTGCCCTGGACAACGCCACCAACACCATCGCCAGGCAGACTGCCAAGTGGACCGTGCTGGGCCAGACGGCCATGAATGCCCTGACGTCCACCGTGAAGGCAGGCTTCTCCTTCGTCAAGGATCTAGCGCTGAACGCCTTCGAGTACAATGCCCAGATGGAGACCTACGAGGTCAACTTCAAGACCATGCTGGGCAGCGCAGAGGCGGCGCAGGTCAAGATGGCGGAGCTGAAGCAGTACGCCGCGAAGACGCCCTTCGCCTTTGGTGATCTGGCGGACGCAACGCAGACCATGCTCGCCTTCGGCATGACCAGCGAGGAGACCTCCCTGGCACTGCGCCACATCGGCGACATCTCCCTGGGCGACGCGAATAAGCTGAAGTCTTTGACGCTGGCCTTCTCCCAGGTGTCCTCTGCCGGGAAGCTGGCCGGTCAGGACCTCCTGCAGATGATCAACGCAGGCTTCAATCCACTGAAGGTCATCGCTGAAGAGACCGGCGTCGCCTACGCCGACCTGAAGGCCGTCATGTCCGGCGAGAAGACCTCCGAGGACTTCCAGCTGCGCATGGAGGCCGCCCGCCGGGAAGTCGAGGAGCTGGGCACGAGCGCCTCTGAAGGCGCCATCATGCTGGCCAAGATCGGCAAGGACGGCATGATCAGCGCGGACATGGTGGCCGCCGCCATGCGCATTGCCACCAGTGAGGGCGGCGCTTTCTACAAGGCCCTGGAAAACGCATCTACCACCGCACAGGGCCAGATCAGCACCATTAAGGACAGCTGGGATATGCTGGCCGGCAAGATCACCGGCGGCGCCTTTGACAAGCTGAGCCAGGAGTTCTTCCCCAAGGTCATCCAGTGGCTGGATGATCTCAACGCCGCCTATGACGAGAACGGCTTCACGGGGCTGAAGACCGCCGCTAACCGCATCTTCGGCGAGATCGGCGGCATGGCGCTGGACATGGGCGCTGACTTACTCGCGAAGATCTACAACGGCATCACCGGCGACACCAAAACACCCGAGGACATCAAGGGCTACCTGTCCGAGATCTTCGGCGCTGCCGGCGATGCGGTGGACAACATCAAGGGCGCGGGAACCGGATTCCTGCAATGGGTGAAGGACAACGGCGAGCTGGTCGGCACGTCGGCAAAGGCCATCGGCATCGGTTTTGGCGTGTTCGCGATCATGACGAATCCGCTGTCGGCCATCCTGACGGCGCTGGCGGCGGCGCTTGTGCTGTTCACCACCGACTGGGAGACCTTCGAGGCGAAGTATCCCAACATCGTCGCCGCCTTCGAGAGCCTGACCGGTATTGAATTCTCCACCTTCGTAGCCGGTGTGCAGTCCGCGAAGGATAACCTGTCCACCTTCTGGAACGATGTGCTGGCGCCGCTGTTCGCCTGGCTGAACGAGAACGGCGCCGCAGCCCAGGGCATCCTCTTCGGCATCGGCGCGGCGATGGCTGTCATGGGCGCGCCGGTCGCTGGCATCGCGCTCATGGCTGGCGTAATCATCGCCAACTGGGGCGACATCCAAGCCGCTGTGGAGACTGCCGTGACAGCCGTGGACACCTTCTTCACGCAGACGATCCCGGAAGCCTGGACAAAGATGGTCGCCGACGTCAAGCAGAAGTGGCAGGACAATGTCGTCACGCCCGTGGACAACGCGCTGACCGCCGTCGGGAACTTCTTCACCCAGACCGTACCCGACAGCTGGAACCAGTTCACGGATGCAGTCGGAAAGGCCTGGACGGACAAGGTCTGCCCGGGCATCGACAATGCCGCACTGGCCGTGGCGGACTTTCTCGGCATTACCCTGCCGGAGGATTTTTCCCTGTGCAGCGCGATCGGCAGCGCCTGGGATACCTATGTTGCCACGCCGGTTAGCAATGCCAGAAGCGCCGTTTCCGCCTTCCTGACCCAGACCGTTCCCGAGGGGTGGAATCAGTTCACGGCCGCGATCGGCAAAGCCTGGACGGAGAAGGTTAGTCCGGAGATCGACAGCGCTGCGCTGAAGGTTGCCGACTTCTTTGGCATCAATGTGCCGGAGGACTGGTCGCTGACGGACGCGATCGGCGAGCAATGGACTGCGCTGGGCAAGAAGATCGACGACGTTATCGCCAAGATCCGTACGTTCCTGGGCCTGGATGCCGAAGCGAAAAGCGGTGCAGGTGAGCCGAAAGGCTTCTCTACCACGACAGAACTGCTCAACAGGGCCCAGACCATGTATGCCTCGCCGTCGGAATACGGCATCACCGAAGCTCAGGCGGATGAGTGGATCTCCGTTCTGGCGCAGGGCATGCAGCATGAGAACTACAAGGCTACTGCACAGGCTGTCATGGCTGCCTATTCGCGGAAGCTCGCAAAGGACCAGGAAAAGCTGACAGAGGACCTTCAGGAAGCCATGGAGCAGCTGGACGCTCATTTCGAAGAGGAGCCGGTCGACCTTCCCGTTGGCTGGGAGGAAGGCGCGGAAGCGTCCCTGCAGGGTGAGCTGGACGGCATGCACTTCTCCACCACGGTGAACGCGACGATCGTCCCCCGCATCAGTCCTCTGAATCTGCTGAAGTTCAACATGCCCACCGGCTGGACGGGCACAGACCACGCCTCTGGCGGCCTGTTCAGCGCTGCCCGGCGCTTCCTTGCTGCGGACGGCATGCACACATTCGGCGAGTCCGGCACGGAGGCGCTGCTGCCTCTGGATACCCTCTGGCGCAAGATGGGCCTGACCTTCGATCAGGCCTTCCAGCACAACCTGGGCGCGCTGCAGTACAGCGTCATGCCGACCATTCCGGCAGCTGCACCCTCCGCCGGCATCGACGAGGACAAGCTGGCCGAGACCATCGCCGCTGCTGTCCGGGAAGCCGTCTCAGGATTGACGGTCGAGATGGACAAAAGGACGGTCGGCAAGATCCTCAAACCCGTGATCTCCCGGGAGATCGCAGACGACGTGAACAACAGGAGGTGGACGTCTTAAGCTACCTGGTGACCCTGGACGATTATTCGATGACGGACGTCTCGAACCTCGTCCACATCGTTGACGTGATCGAGCTACAGCCGGGCCGCACCACCAACACGAAGGAGCGGCTCGGCGCGCCGGGCAGCTTCGTCATCCGCGACCACATCAACACCCGGCAGGTGCGGGTGCAGTTTGCCATTCTGACCTCCGATCCCGTGGCCCGTGCGGCCGCGCTGAGCAGCCTCTCCGCCTGGGCCATGGACGGCAAGTACCTCAAAATCGGCGACCGCCCCGGCCAGCAGCTGCGGGTCGTGTGCACCGATACGCCGCTGACCATGTCCAAACGCAAGTGGACGGAGCTGTGCGAGATGACCTTCACGGCCTTTTCGACGCCCTTCTGGGAGGACGTGACGCCGATCGAGGTGACAAAGAAGGGCCTCACAGCGGAGACGCTGACCATCTTCCCGCCGGGCAATGTCTGGCAGGTGCCGCTGCGCTGCCGGGTCACGCCGGTCGAGGAGACGTTGACCCAGTTCGGCATCAACGCCTACGGGGCTACAATGGTCTTCTCAGGGCTTGCGGTACCCGCCGGGAAAACCCTCGTCATCGACTACGAGGACGGCCTGCTGAGCGCAAAATGGACGGCGGACGACGGCACGGTCGTGCCTTGTCTCCGTTATCGTGCCGGCGCGGAGTACATCCCGCTGACCACCCGCAAGACCAACGAGGTCATCGTCATGGCTGACGCTGTGTCCGATGTGACCTTGTCTGTAAAGGGGTGGTACTGGTGATGCAGATGCCCCGCTTGCTGGACAGGCAGCTCCATGAACTGCGCCCACTCGCTCCCCTTGCGTTGAGCCTCATCGACCGCCTGACGCCGCTGTCAACCGCTTCCATGGCCCTGGAGGACGCGGACGATATTCATCTGCGCGCTTTCGTTGAAATCTTCACAGCGGACGGCAGCGCAGGAATCTTCCGCATCTCCAACCGTCGCCGCGACGGCAGCCAGGTGGTCGAGCTGACGTTGCAGCACGGCCTCTGCACGTTGAGCGACCACATGCACCCCGGTGAAAGCACCGATACCGGCTCCTGCCGTGCGCTGCTGACGAAGATCCTCTCCAACCAGACCCGCTGGGCTCTGGGCGACGTGGACGTTCCCGACGACGAAGAGCTGACCTGGGAATGCAGCAACACCAACGATCTGCAAGGGCTGCTGGCCGTCATGAAGGAGCTGCCCGGCTATTGCCTGGACTTCGACCAGTCCGTCGATCCCTGGGTGCTGCACGTCCGGGCCAAGTCCACGGAGGTTGAATGCGAGGGCCGCTTCGACCGGAACCTGGTGGACGTGCAGGTCGAATACGACGACACAGACATGTGCACCCTCGCCTACGCCGACGGCCTGAACGCACCCATCAAGGCGGACACCTTCGACGAATGGGGTGCAATCACCCGCCACGTCAGCGTGGATGAAAACCTGGGCGCGGACATGATCACCCAGACCGTCGAGCGTTACCTGGAGCAGGTCAAGAATCCCCGCGTCACCATCACGCTGACGGCGATCGAGCTGGCCAAAATCACCGGCGAGCCCTTTGACCATTTCCGCAAGGGCATGCTGTGCCGGTGCATCCTGCCGGACATGACAGCAGTGCAGCGGATCGAATCCATCGAGCGCCCTGACCCCATCGGCGAGCCGGAGAACGTCATCCTCACCCTGGCCTCCACACAGAACGACCTGAGCGTCACCGTGGCAGGGCTGGTGGTGGATACCCGGCACGTCAATCAGCTGTATCAGCATTTGGAGAAGGAGCTGCGCATCGAGGCAGACACAATCGACATGCTGGCGGCGGAGATCTCCCTTCTGGCTACCAAAACGGAGGTCGACGGCCTGTCCACCCGCATTTCCCAGGCGGAAATCAGTCTGAACGACGTCCTCGGCGAGCTGGCCCTGCGGGTCACCTACACCGACTTCGAAAGCGAGCTGAACGAGGTGTCCCTG